ACAGGCTATGACGATGAATAACGAAAACACAGCACCAGCAGCAGTCGAAGCCGAGCAGTCGGTGATCGGCGCCCTGCTTCGTGATAATGACGCTGTTGACCGCATGGGCAAGATAACGCCGGCCATGTTCTACCGCCAGGACCACCGGGAAATATTCGTGGAAGTGATGCGCCAGCTTGCGACCGGCAAGGGCTGCGACGTGGTATCGGTCGGCCTGGCACTGCCGAACGTTGGTGACGCCATGCGCTACTTGAACGAAATGGCCCAAGCTACCCCAAGCGCGGCGAACATTGGCCGCTACGCCGATATGGTCCGGGATCGTGCCTTGCGCCGTGGCCTGCTGGCGGCTACTTCGACCATGAACGAAATGGCGTTTAACCCTGGTAGCCGTACCGCTGTCGAAGTGCTGGATGCCGCGCAATCGTCCCTGTCGGCGCTTGCTGAAACCCGCGTAGCCCGTGAACCGATCCGAGCGAGTGAGGCGATGCTTACCCATATCGATGTCATGGACGAGCGCGTAGAGGGTCGCACAAGTGGCATCCCTACCGGCTTCCCCGATATCGACGCAATCCTGAATGGTGGGCCGAACCGTGGCGCCCTGGTCATCCTCGGTGCGCGCCCATCGATGGGAAAGACGGCGCTTGCGCTCAACATCGCCATGAACACCGCGCACGACTACTCGGTCCTGTTCTGTTCGCAGGAAATGCAGAACGGCGAACTGTTAGACCGCACGCTGGCCGCACTTGGGCGTATTCCTTTGTCCGCAGTCCTCAGCGGTCAAATGTCACCCCAGCAGTGGGACGGCTTCACCGCTGCCAGCGGGAAGCTCAACGAAATGAATCTGTTTCTGGACGAGCAACCAGCATTAACCCTGCTAGACGTGCGCGGCAAAGCGCGGCTTATCAAGCGCAAACATGGCCTGGACGTGTTGATTGTCGATTACCTGCAACTGATGGCGGGCGAAGGGCTGAACCGTAACGCGCAGATTGAAGAAATCAGCCGCGGCTTGAAGGGGCTGGCGAAAGAGCTAAACATTGTCGTCTATGCCCTGTCCCAGCTATCGCGCAATGCCGCGAACAAGTCACGCCCGCAACTGTCCGACTTGCGCGACTCAGGCGCCATCGAGCAGGACGCCGACATTGTGGCGTTTGTCCACCGCGAGGAAGTAGACAACCCACAGACGCAAATGCAGGGCTTCGCAGACCTGTTCATCGCCAAGAATCGCCAGGGCCGCATTGATGATGTGCTGCTCGAATACGAAGGCATGTATACGCAGTTTTGCAGCACGAAGCGGCAGCGCCCGCAACAGGAAGCGCCGAAACGCGACTTCCGCAAGGGATTGGCGGCGGCTTTATGAACCCACGCTACGCCCACATCAACTATGACCGCCTGCACCGCTCGGCTGAAATCATCTTCCGCATGGTCATGGTCAGGCTGCGCGTCAACCTCAAGACGCACTTGCGGGAATCGGCGCGGAGGTGCGGGGTATGAATACTTACACGATCAAATTTATGGTGAAGTGCCCGAATAACGAAGCGGTCATCATCTATGCGCTCTCCATCGAGTCAAAAATAACGATCATGGTCGAGGCAATAATCGAAGTCGTTGATTCGCTCCCTCGCGCCGGCTACCACGAGGACATTGCGGACAAACTCACGATGGCGTTGCCAGGCCGGCAGACCTTGAAAGCGCACCATCATGGCGTCGATATTGAGACTGTGCGAGGCGCTTTGTGACGATCCACTATCACGGCACTCCGATCACGCCGCGTTCGGTACTTGAGAAACTCGCCGGGCGGAATTTCTGTGTTTCCTTCTTCCGTCCTGACGATGTGGATTGGTGCCACCGCTTCGGGCAAAGCGTCATGCTCGACAACGGCGCGTTCTCGGTCTGGCGCAGCAATAAGACAGTCGAATGGTCAGATTTCTACGCATGGGCCGAAGAATGGCTCTCATACCGTACCACTTGGGCAGTTATCCCTGACGTAATCATGGGCGATGCTGCCGACAATGATGCGCTGATAGCTCAATGGCCGCACGGACAACGCGGTGCCCCTGTATGGCACATGCACGAGCCAATCGACCGCCTCAAGGCACTGTGCGATAAATGGGAGCGGGTATGCATCGGCTCATCGGCTGAATATCAGGTTGTCGGTTCTGACCATTGGCACGGGAGAATGGGCGAGGCGATGAACGCAATTTGCCAGACGGGCCGCGTGCCTACCTGGCTGCACATGTTGCGCGGGATGGCCGCTGCTCGCTGGGGCTACCCGTTCGCCAGTGTGGACAGCACTGACATTGCCCGCAATCACAACCGCAAGAACAACGCCGCTGAAATGGCCGACACATGGGATTCGATCCAGTGCGCGCCATTCTGGGAGCGTCAGTATGTGCAGGCGAATCTATTGGAGGCCGCATGACCCTCCCCCGCTCGCAGTTCGTCCGCAAGCCAGTTACCGAGCCTAAGCCAGCGAAGGGGCCGAAGCGTAAAGGGCTGAAACGTAATCGCCCCAAGATGACGCCCATTCGCAAGTCGGCGCGCAATCAGGAATGCACGCTCCGATTCCCTGGCATATGCAACCGCGATCCCGCAACGACTGTTCTGTGCCATAGCAATAGCCTCGCAGACGGTAAGGGCATGGGGTTGAAAGCACCGGACACCGCCGCCGCGTTTGGTTGCTCGTGCTGCCATGACGTTCTGGACGGACGCCGCCCGCGCCCTGATGGCTTTACTAGGCTGGATGTGGATGCTGTTTTCCAGGCCGGGAAAGAGGAAACGCACGCCTATCTGCGCACGAAGGGCCTGTTATGAGCACGATAACACTCACTCTGCCAATGCCGCCCACGATCAACACGTACTACGGGATGCGCCTACGTGGGGGCCGCTTCGTTAAGCCTGCTGGAATCGCCTTCCGACGGGCTGTCGCTGAGATCGTCGCAGCAGCAGGGTATCCGCTTGTCGAGGGCCGGATAGCAATGTTCGTTGCAATCCATCCCGCGGACCGCCGCAGCCAAGACCTAGACAACCGCGCCAAGAGCTTGCAGGACGCGCTTACGCACGCGGGGGTATGGCTGGACGACGAGCAGATAGATGACCTCCACTTGGTGCGCCGCGAGGTCATTAAAGGCGGGATGGTCAAGGTAGTGATTTCAGAAATCAATTCAAACGACGCACTCACCAAGGAAGCCACATGACACAGCAGCAGATTGAAAAGCTACTAAAGCGCATCGCAGCCACAAACGAAATGATGGCGATTGCGCAAACAGCTATGGCCGACACCAACGCGATGATTGTCGATGTGGTGCTGCGGATGAACACGCGGACCGAGAGCGACAACGACACGCCGCCAACGATGCAGTAGGAGATGCCGTGATGCCATTTGATCCGACTGGGCTTTGCCAAGCATTCGCGCACAAGAACCCGAAGCCGCCCGGTAGCGCGGCAATAACGATAGGGGATGAAATGACAAACGCTGCAAACAATGAAAAGGTATGGGCGCAGGGCTACATGGATGGCATGCAAGGTCGCGCTGAGGACATTGGCGCGGCCCCACCTCAAATGGCCGGGTCTTATAAGGCTGGGTTTAAGCAAGGGGCGCACGAGAGAAATGAGGCAACTGCACGCGACCCAGCAAAGCTGTCACCTCGGGAGGATTTAGCAGTAACGGCAGAATTTTCAGCCTACGAAGAAGCGCTAAAGACCAACTTGGAACTGGCAGCTCAGATGGTGAGCACGCGCCAAAGGCTGAATGACGAGGCGGTTTTGATTATTGACGCTATGGGATTGGCATTAGATTCAAAAAAGGAGACATTGGAGAAGCTGCGCGACTTTAAGAGCACAGTTATCCGTGAGGTGTCCGAGGTTACAGCAGCGCTTTCTAGGCTAAAAGAGTTGACATCAGACAAGGCGATGAAGGAGCAGACAGCACAACTAAAAGAATATCTGCTTGTGTGCGAGAAGTTTTCGCAGTTGAAGGCAAGCGGGGCTTTTGCAGAAATATCGCACGCCGCCGCAACCCTTGCATTTAAATAAAGGACTGACCATGCCCACTCTCGCCTACATCCTCGGCTTCATCATCGTCGGCTTCGTACTCGCCGTCCTGTTCGGGCGCGCTGCACGTCTCGGCGGCGATCAGGAGGTGCCACCACCACCAAAGCCGACCACTTGCGAGAGTGCGGCTAGTCACTATGAGGGGCGCATGTGATGACGCAAGTAGCTATTATCGAAGTGCGCGACACTTTTACCAGACTGCCGCCCTATGCGCGAGTGATGAAGGTATGGGCAAGCTGGCTCACGCTCAAGGATAGCCAGCACGCCGGAGGGTTCAGCCACCCGCAAGACGCGAAGGAATTCATGCGCACCGGGGAGGCGGTGGAAGCATTCGTGAACGACCTGCCCCGCGTTCAATGGTGGGCGGTACGCAAGGCAGCAGGTGTATCCCCGGCTGTATGGCGGTTTCCAGATGTGTCAATGGCTGATGCGCTGGAAGATGCAGAAGCAACACTAACAGTGAAATTCCGCAATAATAGAGACACGGCAAGATATTTCTGCTAGGATATGCGTGCTAGATTCCATAACTGCGGAGTCTCATTAAAAAGCCTGCCTCCACAAGAGCGCGGGCTTTTTGCATTCCACGCACCGATGCGAGGTGAATATGAGCAAGCCGAAAGCGCCGCCAAGCCGCAAGGTTCGCGAGGATCGGCTTGACTATTCCACGCACCAAGAAGATGGCGCCGACTGTGACGCAGAAGTATTGCGCGATCTGGGCCATGGCTTAATCCCGAGTAACGGGGATGAGCCGGAGGTGCAAGATTAGCTGGGCACGAGGCGGCCACCTAAACGGCTATTTATGCGGTAATAGCGTTACCAATCAATGACTTAACCCGGCCTGTTGCCGGGCGCAACCTCTCTCCCCTCTGCTGCTTACCAAAGCAACAGCTTGCCTCGGTCCTCCGGGGCTTTTTTACATTAGGTGTCCACTATGCCAGCAGGCGCAATTGTCGTACCTGACCTCGCCAAGTTGAATTTCTTCAACGCGACGAACCTGTTAGGCGCAAACACGGCCAACTTTAAACTGTCGCTGCACACGAGCCTGTACGTTCCGGCCAATGCGACCGACGAACTGTTTGCCGCTGCCACGAACGAGCTGGCGACCGGCTTCGGCTACACGGCTGGCGGTATCGCACTCACCGGCGTGGCGCTGACTCAAGCGGCTGGCGTGGTCAAGTTCACCAGCGCGGCGGCTACGTGGACCGCTGCGGGCGGCTCGATCCCTGCATGGCGTCGTGGCGTCATCTACTACCTCGGCACACTGAACGGCAAGGTCAATCCAATCGTCGGTCACTTTCTTGGCGATAACGCGCCTGCCGATGTACCGGCTACCACGACCGGCAACACGTTGACCGTGACGCCGAGCGCGTCCGGCCTCGTGAGCGCAACCTAACATGACACCTGCGCAGCTC